GATTTGCTCCGTTCGCTCGAAGATAAGAAGGCATGGCGAAAGGAAATCTGCGTCGACATTCTCGGCCTTGAATACACTGACGACAACATCTCGATTGTCAAGAAGATCTGCATGAGCTTGGCGAATGGCTCTCGCATCTCTCCGTCAATCATGCTTGGCGGAGTGTCAGTGACGAAGGACATCGTCCTCAAGAACATTGAGGACACTTCACCAACCAATCTCATTCGAATTGGTCAGCGGCTTTCACAAATATCTCGTCAGTTCGCGAACGCCCGCAAGGTCGTTTGTAATCGAGAACTTGGGCTCCACCCATCACGAGCAAACCAGAAGCTGGTCTTCTCGAATTACTTTCAATGGGAGCGGGTGGCGAGGTATGCGATCTGGGAGAAGATCGATCGGCACGGCATCATGGTCCACGATGGGATTGATGGCGTGCCAGCGAAGTACCTCGAGGATATTCCAGGTCTCGTTGCGAGCCTGAATTTGCGGTTGACTTAGTACGACTCTTGGAGAATCTGACCTGGACGATTTCGACCATTCTCAGCTTCCCATTGATGTTTGTAGCCGAGTAGCTCGCTCATTGAGAACGTCTTGCCGTTGAAGACGAAGTGGGAACCTCGTCCTTCCATGGTCATGCCGCGAACAGCTTGCTTGAGAGCAGCGAGTTCGCCTGCACTAAGCGACGAAACTGGGGTGTATTGAACTAGCATTAGAAGACTCCTGAGTAACGAGGGTTGAGTTGTGAATCAGCCCAATCTGGAATGTACCCGATGGGGCTTCGATAGAAGAGCACTTCCCAATTCTTCGCCGACGCTGTACCGAGTTGGCTCAGTTTTGGTCGAACGATGATGAATTTCACCGTGTCCAGATCTCGGAGACCCTTCACGACTAATGGCGTGGGAACTCCAATCACGAAGACATTCGTCTCGTCATTGCCAGCATTCTTGAGCTCGAAAGCTGGTAGCGGGAGCTGAATCGAATGGATCGTCGACGGATGTGGTGTCGGCACCGCTCGCAGGCCCTTTGACTGCTCACAGAACCTGATGATGCTATTTAGATAGGCCGAGTAGCTGAAATCGTTCATGCCACCCTGACGAACGAGCTGTCTCAGGCTATCTCGATCTGGTGCGGAGTATGGATATTTCGAGTTGCGTTGGCGGGCATTGTATGGCCCGAGGAACGCCTCGGCTTCTTGGTGGACTCTGAAGTGTTGATTGACTAGCGGAATCAGATCTCCGAATCCTGGTGCATTTGGCGGACGGACAGCGTCTAGCCTCACGCTCCAGCGTGGTAGATTACTTTCGTGCATTGACTTTCTTACGTTTGCGAGACCCAGAATTCTGGGTGTTTAAGGAGCTCATCGAGCTCATAAATGTCGAGATCTCTACCTGCTCGATGGATCGTCAGGTTTGGTTGGACCATACCTTCCATCGTGCGGGCCATGACCGCGACGAAGATCGGTGTGTGGTTCCATTTGAAAATCAGGACAGGTTCCCGATTTACCTTTGCTGAATCGACGACCGATTCTTCGAACCACTTATACACATTCGCAGTACCACTGGCAAGCGATGTGAAATTGTCAGGTGTGGCATATGCCTTGCACTCGACTGAGAAATGAAAACGATATCCAGCAGAAGATTCGTTAACGGGCACAACGTCAGCATTGAAGAGCTTGATCGCTTCCTCGCCCATCATTGAGCCGATTGTCGCGAAGTTCTTGCCACCAATTCGAGCACCAGAACCTGGGCTGCGAATGAAGTTGAGCGGGAGAGCTGCTGAAAGCTTCTTGGCAATGAGTCCTTCAAAACCATTGCCCTTGGCTTTGCCGCCACCTGGGCGCATTTTTCTCTTTGGCTTATCAGCTGTGCTTATCGTTGTCATATGGGATCCTGTTGTGGATCCCTTATTTACTCAGGCACGTCGAACACAAAGTAGGTTGACTCAGGCTTGGAGTAGATATTGTCGAGCGTCAGGTCGGACGGTGGAATGATCTTAACATCCTGCCAATCTTTCTCGTGAGACATTCCCTGAAATCCAAGCTTCTTGATGTGGGCTAGTTCCTTTGCCAGATTCAGTAAAGCTTTCCGACCCTCCACTTCCATCTTGGCTTTCCGCTTCAGGGTAGTCTTCTCGAGCCGAGCCTTGATGCCAGGATCATCTGACATGTCATCGAGCGCACTGCTCAGATCGAAATCCATGTCGACACCGAAGAAGAGCTGCGTGGTGCCATGCTGCGTCTCATGTGCCAGAGTGATGTTGATTGGGCTCTCGACGCCAGGGTTGATGCCGAGAATGGCGTTGACGGCGCGAACAACTTTCGTCCGTGCACCCATCGCCACTTCAAAGAGTTTCACTTCACGCGCTCTTTGTAGATATTTCCGATGCCGTCGAAGGAGACAGCTGCAATCGAGGTGAGCTTGTTCATCTTCTCAGGTTCAAAAGGCGTTCCGTCTTTGTTGAAAAGACCGAAGGACATCGACAAAATGCGTGGCTTATCGCGACCACGACCGCCTCGAGGGCGCGAGCTGAAGTACAAGACCACGATATGGTCTGGGTACTTGGAGCTTTCAACCGACCAGATGGCAGCCTTCTCATCTTTGATCGGTGCAGGGTCCTTAAGCTTGATGCCGACCTTCTCGAGATCAGGCTTCAGCATCTGCGCAATCACCTTCGCGGATTTGCCGACTGCTTCCTGTGGCAGTTCACCCTCATTCAGTAGTTCGTTAACTTTCATTTCTTGACGTATCCGTTGTCGAAGTAGTTGGCACGTTCTACAGAATAGACGAAATCGGTACCATCATCCTGTCGAAGCAGATAGTCACCAGTCGAGAGCTTGACGGTTTGACCATCTTCCTCACCATCTGGTGCCTTGTCGATTGTAAGCCGAATCGGGTCACCACCATATTTGAAGGCTTGATAAACGTCAGCCGATCGGTAGGTTGTGAATCCTTCAGCATCCGGCTTTTGGTTCGCTCGCATTGGCGCGAATGATGCGTTCAGATCTTCCTCGTCCATTACGCCATACGTCTTACGAGTACCGTTTTGATCAACCAACACCTCATACTTATCGGCTTCGCCCTTTACGGGGCGAACGTAGTAAATCGCTGTCGTAATGTACTGGGCCGCATCGGTGCCACCCTCTTGCCAGACTTCCTCGGCTGTACGGGTTTGGACTGGCTCTTCGAGGAGCTTGATTTCGGATAGCTTCATGGAGTCTCCATCTTGTCGGCTATTTAGTCAAAGACCACGCTGGAGAAGCCATTCTCTTTCCGGATCTTCAGTTCCCGATCCAGCCGACCCTGCACCGACGGATGGTGAGAGATGATGAAGACGGACATTTCGTCATCGCGAGATTTCTCTTTTAGGATCTTAACGATCGAATCGATACCCTGTTGATCGAGTGCTCCATCCAATTCGTCAATGACCAGGAGATTGGTCTTGGCGTGGAGGTGATGCAGAACATCGCGGAAGGCGAGGGCCATGGCGGTGTTCACTCGTTTCTTCTCACCGGCTGAGAGGTTGCCGAAGTCCAGTTCCCGCCCGAACTCCGCCACCGTGCAGGACATGTCGGCATCGAATTTGACGACATGTGGTAGGCCGAGGGAGTTAGTGTAGAAGTTCAGGCGGGCGTTGAGGAATGGGATCGACTTGTTGATGATGCGCCGACGGAGGAATGAGCTCTTGTCGACGAGGAGCTTCAGGAGGAAATTCTGATGGTCGAGCCGGCGCCGGAGCTTATCGACCTTTGAGTTGTCCACCTTCTCGACACCCTCGGCCAGCAGCTTCTCATATGCCTCGATGTGAGGATTGATCGCGTTGTGGAGCTCTTCGATCTTTCGTTGCAGATTGAGCGAGTTCGTTCGAGCATCGAGTAACTCGTTCAGGTCGGTGTGCTTGATGCCCTTGATGACCTCACCAAGCCGAGCCTTTCGTTCGTCTTCCTCCTCTTCGAGGAGCTTGACAGTCTCTTCGATTTCGAGAAGCTTTGCGCCACGATCGTCGAGTTGAGTCTCGATCGAGACGAGCTTCAGCGGTGCATCGGCGAACTGCTGCTCACAGTACGGGCATTTCGCATCGGCCAAATGCTCATGCTCCTTCATCAATTCGGCTACCTTGGCAGTCAGGATCGATCGATCCTTTCGAGCCGGTGCCAACTTGGCAGCGAGATACGCACCTCGTTGCTGGAGCTGGTTCTTCTCATCGTGTAGGAGTTGTTCACCTTCGAAGTCAATCGTCTTGATCTTCTCGAGGGTCTGCTCAATCTCCTGAATGTCACCACGGCGGGTCTGATCCCATCGCTCGATTCGAATCTCAGCTTCTTTAACGTGCTTCTTGTGGAGCTCGACAGCCACTTCCTGCTGCTTCACGACCGCCTCAGCCACCTTGATGTCGGCTTCGGTGGCTCGAATCTTTTCCTTGAGGAGCTTCGCCTTGTCGCTCAACATCGTAATGTTGAAGAGCTCTTCGATCTGCATCCGCTGATTGTGAATCGGCAGCTGGAGAAACGGTGGCGAATTGCCGGAGAAGATGATGGTCTTCGTGAAGAGCTCGTATGAGATGCCGATGATCTCCTGGATCATGTCATCTGTTTCGTACACACCCTTCCCTGGTGTGATGTCCTCACCATCCTTGCGAACTTCAATTCGGTAGTCCTCACCTCGGGCTCGGTAGATCTCGTACTCGATCCCATCCTTCTCGAAGATGAGACGCACCTCCATCTGGGTGTTCTTCGTGGCGTTAGTTGTGTTGATTAGGCGCTGCAACGTGATGTTGTCGAACGCCTTGTTGTACAACGCGTAGCACAACGCATTGATGATCGTTGTCTTGCCAGCTCCGTTAGAACCTCCTTTATCGAGGTTCTCCCCCATTACTTCAACGGTCCCCTGACCATCCAAGTCGATGACTGACTCCACATTCCCAAACGACAGAAAGTTTCGGATTGACAGACTTTTGAAGAGGAGTGGTGTGCTCATAAAATGCTTCTAGAATGCTTTCGTCGTATTCGATTTCCACTTCACCCTGCTCCACTGTCCATTTCTCAGTGAGCTGCCGTGGCTTTGCGGTGATGGTTTCCTTCACCATTGTGGGAATGTAGGGTGCAAAGAAGTATCCGGCATCGACGTCACTCACTTGACCTTTGTACCCAACAAGGGCTTCGTAATCGTCGCGTAGCTCGTCAAGGTAGTCGGCCGCTGGCTTGAAAGTGACGTCAACCTCAAGGAATTTGGGGCTGATGCCAAGATACTTGAGCTTCGCCTCAGTTGAAACGAAGTCCTTGATTTCGAACGTCCAGAAATTCTTCTTTTCACGAGCACGCTTGGATAGAATCTTCATAGTTCCTCGTATAGTTTGATGAGCTGCTGTGGATCAATGGTCGGCGTCGTCTTCACCCCTTCCGAGATGAGCTGCCGAACTGTATTATCGAGAGAAGACAGGTCGAGATCACCTTCAATCTCCAGTCCCTCGGCGATCATCTCCTTTCGGGCGACGATGTCTTCTTCGACCGAAAATTCTCGGAGACCCATACCTTTCAGCATTTCGTCTCGGAGAGCCTGCACTTCGGAGTATCCGATGTCCATGTCGAGAGTACACCGAACTCGTGCCCGAGCTGGGAATGTATCCTCACCACCCAGAACTCGGGTCAATCGAGTCTTGAAAAAGAGAGGAGCTTCGTCCCAGTTATGAAAGTAGACATCATCATTCTCAACATCGAAGATGCAGCAGCCACGCTCCTTGTCACCAGCATCGCCGAAGTTCGTTGGGAACGTGTTGCCGATGTAGATGATGTTCTTGTTGAACTGCCGTTTGTGAAAGTGACCAGAGAAGATGTACTTCGGACCTTTGAAGTCATCCGCATCTGGTCCATGGTCCATTACTCGGTCGGCGCCGGTGATGACGTAGCCGCGGAACTCGAAATGGCCGAGAACGTAAGTTGAAGCATTGATTTCTCCCACAAGTCCTGGGTATTCCTGTCGGAAGAGAAATGGAGCGACGTACCACTCTGGGGACAAGCGGATTGGCTCATTGACAATAAGGAAGTTCTCGAGGTCGGCAAAAATGTCTGTGGAGTAGATGGCTCGATCACTTCGGTGGTAGAGGTCGTGGTTTCCGACAATCCAGATGATGGGGATTCCAAGGGAGTTGAGTCGACGGCAGGCTTCCGCGGCCCGATCCATCGTTCTAACATTGATAGCATTCCGGTTTTCAAAGAAGTCTCCTAGGAAAGCGATGTGACTCGGCTTCTCTTTCTGAACTATGGTGATGAACCAATCAATGAAGTCCAAGTTATCGAGGTTGTGCTGGTCAGAATTGTTCCGAGCTCCGAAGTGGATATCCGTGAACATCGCCAGCTTCTTGATGTTCTTGAAGTCTGTCATGGATCTGATTTTCATTTGGTGCAGGTCCCAGATTTTTCAGTTCAATGCAAACTGCATTTTCGAACTTTCGGTAGATAAGGTGCTTGTTTTCTATCTCAAGTGTGTACGCTGTCGAACCATCTCTGTTTCGACCATACGCGAAAATGTGCATCTTATTCTCCGCTGGATGTGCTGCGGAAAGCTGTCTCGTCGGAGGTAGCTGTCGTCTTCGATCGCTCTTGGAAGGAGAAGGACGGATTAGCACCCGCATCGACCAGCATCTGGTCCCGGATGTCACGCTGCTTCTTCTCGTCGGCGAGGTATTGAAGGAATGATCGGTACGCTGCGGTCGTGTAGAACGCAAACGGGTTGTCCGATTTTGCTGGATCAAACTTATGCCAGTTGGCACACAAATTGACCACGGCGAAAGACACCATGTCTTCTCGGAACGAGTAACCCCCAAATGACGAGCTGAACGAGTATCGTTCAGCAATCATGAAGAGGTACTTGGCGAGCTTGGGTGAAAGCTTTCCGGCTTTCTTGTCTTCTGCGATGGCCTCGAGGAGCTGTGCGTTGGTGACGTAATGCCCTCGAGTACTGGTTGATTTTGCTTTCTTGGTCGTCGCCATGAAGCCCTTCCTACGGGTGGTTAATGTGCGACGTTAGCTTGATTGTAACATCGCTTGTCTATTTATGGGCTTGAAAGGGCGAACCAGGGGTTTGGGCTACCCCATAAATACTGGGTCGTTCTAGGAGACCCACACATGAAAGTCAACGAGATCCTTACTGAGAAGGCCGTGAAGATGAAACCGGCCGACGCATGGGCCCATGTCGAGAAAGTCAAGTCCATGCTCGCGAAGGGTCAGATGACTCAGCAGCAGCTCGACGGTGCCATCAAGCAAGCCAACTCTATCGAAGATTCCTACTGGAAGTCCAAAGCTCAGAAGCTGGACGCCAAGTGGGAAGGTGCCGAGTGGTGGGAACTGGCGAAGAAGATGTACCCGATCGTCCAGACTGATGATGGTTGGAAAGTCACCTCCACCGCGAAGGGCTGGAAGGACGAGAAGAGCTGGACCCTCCAGTACAAGGCACAGGCCATGGAGAAGGTGCAGCGTCTCGTCAAATGGCTCGACCAGAACCGGAAGCGCGGCTTCGGTGACAAGGACGAAGACGTCGCTCGCCTGGCTGCCAAGTTCGCTGCGGAAGACAAGAAGGAACCTGAGGAGGTTCACGAAGGTAAGGACAGCATGGAAGGTTACTACATCATCAAACGTGATGATGAAGCTGGTCCATACAAGACCAAGGAAAAGGCTATCGCAGACGGTGGCAAGCCAAGCCAAATCAAGTATGGCGTAGTAACACGTTCAGGTTTCAACAAATTGCAAGAACCGAAGTCAAAGACCTAATGTTACAATTGGACATGGAACTCTTTGAATACTCAGTCGGCCCGCAGAAAACTCGAGCCGCTATCATGGTAGGGCGGTTGAATCCGCCAACTGCAGGTCATTACAAGTGCATGGACGCGATGAAGGCATTCATTCGCGAGAATCCTGACTTGAATCTGCACGTCCCAGTGGTGGTCGTCGTTGATGGTGAGAAGACTTCTCAGGACAAGACCAAAAATCCGCTATCTGCCGAAGAGCGTGTCAAATTCATTCAAGCATCTGGTCGCGCCAACGGTGTGCAAATCCTGACTGCCAAATCAGGATTCAAGGCCTTCGAGGAAGCTCGGAAGAATGGCTATGAGCCGATCGCCATTGCTGCTGGCTCTGATCGAGCTGACAAGTATCTCGACCTCCTCAACAAGTATTTCGTCAATGCTGATGGCACGCAGGTGAAGCATGTCAAGGTCGACGGTCTCCAGCGAGAAGGACAGGACGAGAAACCGAAGGTCAACAAGACGACGATGGAGAAGGCCCTCGAGGATCTGAAGAAGGGCAGTGAGCTCGATGTCTCAGAAGTCTCAGGTTCAATGGCACGACGGGCAGTCGAACTTGGCTACGCCGATGAATTTGCCCAGATCGTTGGTCTCGCTCACAAGCCGACCCTTGCCCAACTGATGTTTGACAAGATCAAGAAATCAATGGGCGAAAAGGAAGAAGATGGGGCTGCTTGACGACGCAGTCTCCGGCCTCCGGTCATCTAATCTGGTTTCAGATGCATCGACCAAGGTTTCGGAGATGGCCAGCTCGGTTGGCAATGCGTTCGGTTCTGAAGGACCGTTCTCAAAGATTGGCGCGAACCTTCCGACGATAGACTCGCTGAAGGCCGCGGCAATGCGAGCAGGCTCAATTCTAACAGGTGGTACTGGTGCACTCGTCAATCAGGCCATTCAGAACGACGCATCGAGATTGTCTGGCGGTTTCACGGCGTCTTCCATGAAGGCAGCTGCTGGTGTTTCGACTCTCAACAACGATCACGTCGTTTCTCTGCAGGAAGTTGGCAACGATACCGAGGGCGGTTGGGTTGTCTTCGAGGTGATGCCATCCATCACAGAAGCTCGAACTGTCGATTACGAAGCTGTGCAGCCTTGGCAATTTCCAGGTGCATTTCAGAAGTACAAGTTCACCGCATCGGTGCAATGGACGATCAACGCGATGTTCATTGCACGAACCAGTGACGAGGCGACTGCGAATCTTCACTACTTGAATCGTCTGCGCGGTTGGACGATGCCGTACTTCGGCTCTAACACGGCAGCCGAATACAAGGGCAAACTAGGTGCACCACCGCCAGTTCTTGAATTGTCGGGTCTCCGAAAGTCAATCATTGGTCCTGTGAATGTTGTCATCACGTCCCTTAACTGGGAATGGCCGAAGGACGTCGACTATCTGCCAACGAACGATCCTGATGATACAGGCAATGCGATTCCGTTCCCATCTGTCATGACGGTAGCGGTGCAATGTGTAGAATCCTGGTCTATCACACAGTTCAACCAATTCAGTCTTTCAGATTATCGGAACGGTGACATGTTCGGTGCCTTTAACACGATCATCGACACGACGCCTTTGACGATTGCATCTCCTGAATCTGGCAATGGTGCTGTTGCAGATGCGCCGAGCGATTCTCCAGATCAATCAGATGCTGAATCACGGCGTCTCAGTTCGCAAAATGCCGCCACACCTGAAGCTCCTGCACCGGTCGCCGCAGCTCCTGTTGTGCCTGAAGTTGAAGCACCAACTGCGGCACAAGTACCGCCAGGTTATCACATCGATCGGCAAACTGGTCTCCTCTTGAAGCCAAATGGTGATGTCGATCCCGAGAAATCGCGCGACTTCGACTTCACAGGCATTCCACCAGATTCACCACTATGGGTTGATCGTCCAATTGGAAGCTGATCATGGCAGTCACAACAACGAATAGCGTCGACAAGAATAAGACTCGCTACACCAGCGGCGGTACCACCGAAATTGGTGAGAACACTCTTGAGTGGTGGGAAAGATCTATTCTAACATCCGCATCAGATGATCGCAAATACGTTATTGAACGAAAGTTTGAAGGTCGTCTTGATTTGATTGCAGCTCTGTTCCTTGGCGAGCCTCGCTATTGGTGGATCATTGCTCAGTACAATTCCGTCCTTGATCCTTTCGATGAAATCAGAGAGGGCGCTATCATCTACATCCCATCTTCAGAAAGAGTCGAAGCGATTCTGAGCAGTGGTACTACAGGCGGCGTTGCCTCAACCCGCGAGGTACCGACTTCGATCCTTCCAATCGTCTAAATGGCACAAACAACCCTCTATAATCCGCTCGATGATTTTGCTACCTACTCCGTCCACTACATCATGTTGGCATGTCGGACGACAGAGGAAGCCAAAGTCTTCACCGCGCAGCCCGATACGATCGAGGGTCAAAGAATCAATGCTGACACGCTTGCAGCTATTGAGAAGGTAAAGTATCTCGGGGATCCGATCGCTTACGGCGATAATCCGGACATCGCGTATCTCGTGATGGACACTCGGCGATTCTCTCAATTTCAGGTTGAACGACTCAAGTACGATGCACTGATCAATGGCGTGCAAGCTACAGGATCGCAGGGTAATCTGGTGACGACTGTCGAGATGACAATTGTTGATGCAGTTGGCATTTCATTCATCAACTTCCTGACCTGGATGATGAACGTCAAGATGCAGTGTAATTTCGACGGCATGATCTATATGCTTCGAGTGCTCTTCGTCGGCCATCACACCGATGGCAGTACGGAAACAGTGCAGACGATCACAATCCCAATGCACCTTTTCAAGATGGAGTTGAATCTCGATTACGGAAAAGGTATCTACAACGTCGAGTTCATGCCGAACATGAACTTTGATGCACAGCGACACTCTCGTTGGCTCAATATCAATTCAGCCTCCAGTTTCTTCAGCGGCGCAGGTGGCAACACTCTGGGCGGTGTCATTGACAATTTCGAGGCGGCACTCAATAAGCGATCCGAAGAATACTTCAACGATGCAAACAAAGCTGTTGGTGATACTCGAAGCACAAATAAGCACGGCAAATTTGGTCGTCTCGTTCGCTATCAGATAAGCCTGCCAAAAGAATGGCGATCGTACATCCTTCAGGGATGGGGCACAAATGCTGCCACTGAAACTATTTTCAAGAAAACTCTCGATGATTCTGAAACCAAGAAAGTTAAGGAGACGAAGAAGGATGAGAACACTGGCAAGCCAATTGACGTCACAGTCTCGGTACCCATTGGCACGACTATTACCAACGTTCTCAATGCAGTCTTCAAACAGGTTCCAGAGATTGCGCAGCTAGGCAATGGTCGAAAGACGCAAGGTCAAGGTGGTTCTGTTTCCTTCTACAACTTCTTGGTTGGTACAACGAGCGATGAGAACACTGTCATTGTTCACGTCGATGTCATTCCGTTTGTTGTGCCGAATGCGATCATTGAGCAACAGAAGAAGGCCAATTCCGTCTCAGCCGATGATTCAGATTTCTATGAAAAGCCTCTGGCAGATGGTGCGCGTCTGCCAAGAGAATTCATCGAGTTCGATTACATCTTCACTGGCAAGAACAAAGACATTCTGAACTTTGATTTGAAATTGCAGGATCTGCAATGGATGCTGGCTTCGAATCTTGATATGGGTGCTGGTGTCATGGGCAAGAAGCTTGAAGATGGCCAGAAAGAAGGTGACATTCCCGTCAATCCGAATTCTGAACTGATCACGGCTCGACCATACGATCCTCTTCTTCTGCCAAAGAATACTGATGCAGAGTTGAAGAATTTTACGCAGTACTCCAATCTCGTTCTAAAGAGTGCTGAAGGTCAAGCGATTCGATCAGGTCATCAGGACTATCTTCGCAACCTCTCGAACTTCTACGCAGCATCTCCGATCACCTGTGCGATTACGATCCGAGGCAATCCTTTGATTATGAGCAAGTTCTCTGATTCGAGATTCATGCCACACATCATTACTGCAACTGCTTCAAGCACAGGCGTCTCGACTGTCAATACACAATTCCAAGAGCAATATCGAACAGATCTCGAAGCGCAAATTGTACGTGACAATACGACGAAGACTGGCACGCAACTTCTGCAGAAGGACAAGACCGGCGCGCTCGTTGTCAAATCAATCACCGATCGTCACTATGCAAATACTCCGGTTTTTGTCAAGATTAACATCAAAGGTCCAAATGTAGACGACAAGACAGGTGACATGAGAAGCGGTGATTTTGCGCGGACGATTCTCGAGAATAACTTCTACGTTGTCATGAAGGTGACGAATGTAATTGAGGGTGGTAGGTTCACACAGGATTTGGAGCTCTTCTCTCACAACATCTTCGGTCGTGGCAAGACAAACGGCCCGCCTGACAAGACCATCAAGAACAAAACATGAATCAAATCATCGAGGGCATTGTTCTAGACACCAACGATCCGCAACAAATGGGGCGGATCAAAGTGTGGTGCCCGGCACTTGACGGTGATCTCGATACTGTTGTTGTGTCCAATTTGCCATGGGCAGTATACGTCTCGCCTCTCGCTGGCCAGACACGAGATTATCCAGGTGGTTCCTCTGGTTTGAAAACCCATGGTCTCCTCTCATATGGTTTCTGGGCCGTGCCAAAGGTAGGCGCCCAGGTTCTCATCGCGCTTCTCTACAGCGAACCAGGTCGGCGCTTCTATCTCGGTTCCTACTTTGGTGATCACGGCAATCGATCACTACCAACAGGGCGGAATCGACCAGACATTGCAAAGGCTCCAGTTTCCGACACCTTTGATCCTGTTGAACCACAGACGACCAATCTGAACGCCCAGTTCGGAGGGAATCTGGGTGCCTCTGAAGCTCAGACCCGTGGTGCCTATGAGCGGCAAGCCGCGATGGATAAGACCGTCAAGGATGGTACCGAAGGCTATCAGTCTGGTGTCGTTGATCCTGATCTGGATTCTCAGATGTACTGCCTGACGACACCAGGCCGGCACTCCATCATTTTCCAAGATCATCCATTCACGTCACGAGTTCGGGTCAAGACCGCCGAAGGTCACCAGATCATCTTCGACGACGTCAATGAACGGATCTATGTCTCTACTGCGGCGGGTAAAACCTGGGTCGAACTGGATAAAGATGGGCATATCCACATGTACGGCGCAGACTCGGTTTCTGTCTCGTCAGGTGGCGACATCAACATGTCAGCGAAGGGCAAGATCAACTTGGCAGCTGGCAAGGATATCAATCTGGCGGCAGGTGGCGCGCTGAAGGGCTCCGCGTGTGACGGCGTTCACCTTGTCGGTAAGACCGTAAATATCGAATCGTCGTCCACATTCGATATCCTGGCCGCCGCGAAGCTGACCTTGACTGGTTCGGCCATCAATCTGAATGGTCCACCTGCCCAGCCGGCTGAGTGTGCAGACTCGCCATCGATTGTTCCGAATCACGAACCTTGGACTCGGCCTGCCACTTCTGGCAAGCGTGGTCCGAAATGGAAAGCGTAATGGCCAACAACTACCGTGGCTTCTCGACATTCGGTGCCAAGAAATCCTTTCAGCTGAAAGACCAGGATCTCGTCATTCGAGATCTACTCAATCACATCTACACGCTCCGTGGTGAGCGTGTCATGATGCCCGGCTTCGGTACTCGAATTCCTCTTCTCGCTTTCGAACCACTTGATCAACAGACCCTCACTGCAGTCGAAGAAGATCTGCGGGCTGTCGTTGAATACGACCCGCGGGTGCAGCTCCTCGACATTGCGGTGCTTGCCCTGCCTGATAACAACGCCATCACAGCTGTCCTGGATTTGAAATACGTTGAGCTGAATGTGACAAATACGCTCCGGCTTGAATTCCCCGTGGGTGGATAAATAGCCCGATAACGCACAGGACCATTAATGGCGCTTCGCACCACCTACTCGGCGGAAACCTGGGAGAAAATCTACCAGGCGTTCAACGAGGTCAGCTTCGTTTCGTACGACTTCGACAGCATCAAACAGTCGCTGATCGACTATACGAAGACCTACTATCCTGAAGTCTTCAACGACTACATCGAGTCCAGCGAATACATCGCGATGCTCGAAATGTTTGCGTACGTGGCTGAACAGCTTGCGTACCGCATCGACATGGTCGCCCATGAGAACTTCATCACGACGGCGCAGCGCAAGTCTTCGATCCTTCGTCTCGCGAAGCTCATCTCGTACAAGGCAACTCGGAACATTCCAGTTCGGGGTCTTATCAAGATCAACACCGTCAGCACGACCGAACGGGTTGTCGATTCCCGTGGCACCGATCTGGCAGGTCTTGTCATCACCTGGAACGATCCGAACAACGCCAACTGGAAAGAGCAGTTCATCCTCGTGATGAACCGTATCCTTAACACACGGTTTGGTCAGCCTTCGAAGACGTTCCAGATCGGTGACGTTGTGATGGATCTGTACTCGCTTCGAAATGAACCTGAGTCTCTTCGCAACGGTGTCTTCGCTTTCCAAGCTGCCGCTGGTACCGACAACTACCCGATGGAAATCGTGCCCGCTGACGTCGATGCAAATGGTCCATTCGAGCGTGAGCCTGATCTGACATCGCCGATGTCAATCATCTACGCCAATGACGGCATTGGCGACGGTTCTGACTACACTGGCTTCCTCGGCTATGTCAAGCAGGGTGTCCTCACTCGAATTGACTACAACATAGATTCTCGACAGCCAGATCGTCGCATCGATTTCCAGCCAAACGATGTCAACCAGACCGATGTCTGGGTACAGAAGCTTGAAAATGGTACAGTGACGGAACGGTGGACACAGGTCGACACTATTTCTGAGCAGAATCTGGTCTTTAATGAGCTACGCGATACCCGCAAGAAATACGAAGTTGACACTCGTGAGAATGATGCGGTGACCGTCATCTTCGGGGATGGTGACTTTTCTGACATGCCGGTCGGTACTTTCCGTTTCTGGTTCCGGCAGTCGGCCAATCGGTCGATCGTCATTCAGAAGAATAAGGTTCAGAACATTCCGCTCAGCTTCACGTACACTTCTTCGTTGAATAACACCGAGACGTGTGCGATGACGTTCTCGTTGACTACAACGCTGCAGAACGGTTCTGGCACCGAAACAATCGAACACATTCGCCGATCAGCCCCATCGACGTACTATGCCCAAAACCGAATGGTCAACGGGCAGGACTACAACACGTATCTCCTGAAGGATCCATCGATCATTCGTCTCAAGACGATTAATCGAACCTTCGCAGGCCAGCCGAAATACATCGACTGGAACGACGCATCAGGCACCTACGAAAATGTGAAGCTGTTCGGTGACGATGCTTCGATGCGATATTCAATCAGCATTGATTCACAGACTACATCTGTTTCTGGTCAGTCCCTCATCGACACGATCATCGAACCTTTGCTCAGCACGAGTGGCGTCATTAACACGATGCTCCATATCTCAGCTACCGATCCGTTCATGAAGGGCGTCGTTTCAGCTCCTCGCCGAAAATTCATCGAAGATAACCGTGGTGGCATCTACCGTGACAAGAATGGTGCACCAGTTGCCCTCATTTCGACAGCAACAGCTGACGGTTCTCTCAAGGAAAAGACAGCCATTCAAGGTCTGATCGACCGTCACTGGTATGGCGAGCCGCTTGAATATGTGCAGGACGATGTATCTGGTTTGGTGATGGCGCGGATCCCAGATCCTGATGATTTCCCGAAGGATGACTCTCGAATCTACGCTGCTACGGTGCCTCGCACGATCGACGGTGTCAACAAGTTCCCACCTGGCGACATCGGCTCGGGCCTTCAGCCAATTGCTGAGCAAGATTATTTCGCGCTGCGCTACAACCGCTACATGAAGATGATCGGCAATGGTACGATCTCAGTCGTGCAAGCGCCACAGGGTTCAACAGCTGGTGAAGTCTGGACGATTGAAGTTGCGGCTGATGGTCTAACGCTTGATGTTCGTTCCAATCTCCGTGGTTCATTCCCATCTGGCACGGTCGGCACGACTTATCAGATCCGGCCTGACGGCTACCAAACATCGCAAGACTTCTTCACGATCACGCAGGGCACGACGCTCTTCGAACCAGGCGATGCTTTCATTCTCGATCAGACAGTGCTTCGTGGTACTGCCAACCTCAATGGATGGTGGGAAATCCTCGGCTATGCGCAGCTGCCTGACTATGCATCTGGCATCTCAGACGCGGCACACCACGATCTGAAGTTTACTACTTCAGATGCGTCGTCGACTCTCAAGCAGCATAGCTGGGTCATCTTCGTTCGGAAGATTCGGCAGCAGCCAACCAATGCGGTCATTGGCTACGAAGTTCACAATCGAGATGTCAAACTCAGTATTACGTCTCCAAACACCAAGTTCTGGTACAACTCCGTTGACCAGCTTCTTGACAATGAGACGAAGGATCGGGTCTTTGACAACATCAAAATCCTCCGGAGCAACGATGATTCGTCTGGCGCAAAGCTTATTTCGAGTCAGGTCTACGACGTCGTAGGGGCGGTCAAAGATTCCGATGGCATCGTCGATTTCAACTCTCTTGAAATTGTTCCTTCTGACCTACTCCAAGAGGATGATTCCGGCGACCTCGTTCCAGACCGCCTTCTGCAATTCGAGACATTTTCAGACGGATCGTACGAGTACTTCCCAATCGCAACGCCAACGGTTGATCCAATTTATCTCGTCAGCACCACGAATCTAACCACAGGTATCTCTAGCGTCACTTACGGTGGCACCACCCGATACTTCGCACCTGGCGCTTTCGTTGACAATTCTCTGATTCTTGGTCGGCGTCAACGGATGCCAGCTTTGAGCAACACGTCGACGGCCGATGCAGGTCTTGACTTCATGTGGCAGCACTTCTCGCCGTTCACCAACATCATCGATCCGTCGGTGACGAACATTCACGATGCGTACGTGATGACGCGCGGTTACTATGACAACGTCATCTCCTATGTCCGAGGTGTCTCTATCTACGCACCGTCGGCGCCAACGCCGCTCGAGCTGCGAAACTCGTATGGCTACCTCCTTGATAACAAGATGCTGTCTGACACCGTTGTACTGCATCCTGGTAAGATTAGGCTACTTTTCGGTGGACTTGCTGAACCCCAGCTGCGTGCGAAGTTCAAGGTGGTCCGCTCGCAAGCAGGAACTCTTACGAATGAACGCATCAAGGAAGAGATTCTGAACGTCATCAACACGTTCTTTGATGTCGATGGTTGGGATTTCGGTGACACGTTCTACGCAACGAAGCTCATCTCGCTGATCCATCAGCGTCTGCCAGCAGACATCGCTTCTGTTGTTCTCGTGCCTGTTTACTCTACAAACAGTTTCGGTTCTCTGTTCACCGTCGAAGCCGGCTTCGACGAGATCCTGCAATCTGCGGCTGAGCTTGGTGACATCGAAGTAGTTGAAGCTCTGACACCAACAGTGATTAGGCAATCGAAATGAAGCTTGCACAACTCTTTGAAGCTGGTGAGCCAATGGATGGTGAGAAACTACCTGCGCAGCTGCTAGATAAGGTTGAAGACATTGTTCTCGATGTGCTGAAGAAGCATGGTTGGGATATGGATTACGAATACGATGAGGATGAAATAGGTGCTGAACCACCTGATCAGATCTTCCGATTCGAAATGTATGAATCAGGCCAAAATCTTCACATGGATATCATGTGGAGGCCGCGCAAGGATGTTGGCGTCTTGTATGACGGCGACGATGAAGCAGTGAAAGCCAAGCTGACAAAGCGGGCTTCAGCGCAATATGAAGCTGACCATAAGAAGGGCATGGCAGCGATTCATGAAATCTTCGAGAAGATTGCAGCGAAGAGAAAAGAGCTCTACCTGAAAGCAATTTCGACAGGCAATGCCGTCATCTCCCTGAGCAAACCGATCGAGATGGATGACCTGCCTGAGAAGAACACCACCCTCACCTTCATTCGCGGCAAGTCTTCCTGAAGTAGGCCCCGCGGGGAAATTCGTTAGGTCATAAATATCCTACACTCCAGTAGGAAATGACCTCTCGATGGCTGACAAATCAGACTTCCGTCTACCGTTCAATGATCTGACAAACTACGTTCCGAAGGAACTTCAGAACCCGGTTTGGACATCGCTGATCGACAACCTGTTCAACAGGTTTCTGACTCACGACGAAAGCGTGCCGCTTTATGGATATGTCGGCCGTAAGCCATCGTCGCTCGATGATCGCACACCACGTGTCCCTCAGCAATCCATAGAACGTGACATCAATTCGGTCATTCCCGTCCTGTCTTTCAAGCTGGGCACCGAGCAAATCGCGTGGACCGTTGAAGACCTGATTGCGAAGGCGCAAGCCATTGGCATCTCGCCTGGCGGTCTCCAGTGGCTCTACTCGCAGGGAAATAATTATCTCCCACCGATAAATCTGGATAAGTTCACGAACTTCTTCAACTACTACTGGGTTGCCCGGTCGGTTGAGGCAGTCCCTGACATGCCGTGGAATCCAGAGCTCTACCCTGAATACTACACGATTGCGCCACCTGGTCCGTCAGATCTTAACAAGCTGAACGTCGTTGCGGCAACGACGGGGGCGATCGTGATGACCGGCACCGGCTTTGAGAAGTTGTCGTTCAAGGTTCTCTTCACCGATCCGACTCACTTCACGATCACGCCAATTGGTTCTCTTGGTGCCTACACACCAGTCACGACCAATTTTGCGTTGACGACCAATGACGATCACTTCTCTTACAAGGTGACAGGTCCTGCCGGCGTCATCGAACTGATTTCGTTTGATATCACTCGTGACGCTATCTTTGACCAGTTCGGCAATCCAGCTGGCACAGCATCCTTCGATGCCGGTGACTACTTCATCCTTGATGTCACGTTCCTTTCACGCAATTACAACGTCACCTTCAATGGTTCGGTCGGCATCAAGGGCAAGGTTTCAAAGCTCAAAGCTCTCAGCACGTATCAAAAGATTGACGGCGTTCTGCTTCGTGCAGGTGATCGGGTTCTTGTCAAGAATGCTAACCCTGCCGATGCCGGGATCTACATCGTTGCTCCAGGGATCTGGAGCCGGGCACCTGACTTCAGCGGTGCAACTGCAGTACCGAATGCTCTCGTGTTCGTGAAGAGCGGCACCGTCAATGGCAGCAAGCTTTTCAAGTCAATCGGTTCGCCAGGTGCAATTGGATGGACACAAGTTGCAGGCGTCACGACATCGAATACAAATCACTGGCAGGAAGGCAACTTCTGGGTGAAGGGTGATCAGCTCTCAGATCTCGGTCTTGGCCGCTCTGATGTTATTCAGGCAGTTCGCCCAATCATCGAGTACGATGGCTCGATGCAACTCAATGGCTTTGTCAAAAATGGCACGCCTGCGGATTCTGGAGTTGCCTACAAACAGATCAAAACCGAATTCAATCAACTCCCACTCTTCGATCTCTATCGCTATGATGGTACCCATTCTGGTCTGGTTTCTTCTGTCTTCTATTATGAAGAGGATCTAACAGCTTCTCTTGACCTGTCTCTGCAGAAGCGAGTCAAGAAGTCGACAAACGATTCAGCCGACTTCATTTTCAATCACGGCATGGCAGATGCTGATGGCTCTCTTTTGTTTGTCAAGATGAATGGAGTGCTTAAAACGATCTGGCATCCTGGCTACATGGCACCTCATGTCGTCGACATCAAACAAGCTGGTGCAGGCAATGGCACCATTACAGGTGCAGCCGCCTTCGATTTCACGCAGCAGCAAGTTTGGACCCTCACTGCTACATCGCCGACAACATTCTCGGTTGTCGGTTCAAAGATGCCGGTTCTTCCTTCGCCGTATGACGTTGCCAATGTTGGCACACCGTATGTTAGCTCGGAGTTCCAGCTCACCATCAATCAGGGATCGATTCCGTTCCAGGTTGGTGATGTCTTCATCATCCGCATTGGCAATCTTGAATCTCCCCGTTATGTCTATCGCGATGACAGTGACAACATCTTCGACCTTTACGGTGGCGAAGATGGTGACCTCACGCAAGTTGGTGCATGGCAAATTCCTCGGACCTTCTACAACAATCCATACAACGATTCTCGATCGGAAGTAACAGAAGGCGTCCTCTATTCTCATTTCCGTGGGATCCTCGCCAACCAGATCGAAGGTCAGAAAACCGACTACGCCTTCGGTGGTTCTATCAAGCTGTGGTCTGAGCAGCAGACCCTCCTCGCGTCTCTTCTGATGCAACGCGACATGACCCCGATCTCGATGATTGACCTTGCGCAGCGACAATACGAGACGGCGCTCAATTCGGTCAAGGACATCTTCCAAACACGGATCGTGCAGTACATCGCCGACAATGGCCCAATCGAAAACCTGCCAGATCTCGATGCGCTTCTCGATTGGGTACTCGAGATCCGGTCTCATGACAATGATGTTCGAACCGTTCTGTACGACACGACCTCACCAGTCATTGGTTTTCCAGCGACATTGCCACAGCTAGGCATCTCAGAGCTGGTTGAGCCTACAGTTCAGCTGGACCCAGTTCTTGGCCTGACACTGCTCGTGCACCATGATGGTCATCTCTCGCCGCTTTTCTCAGACGATCTGAATTTCCGACAGTCGATCCTTGGCAACATGACGACGTTGCAAATCAAACGGCCTGACGGTACGTACACCCCCGCTGTCACTTCATTCTCGGCGAACCAGCCAACAGCGACGTTTGCTGGTGAACTATGGGTAACGCCTGACGGGGTGATGCGGATCTGGGATGCTGGAACATGGAAGGTTATAAACCTTGCTGATACTCTGAATTCTTTGATGTTGCGTGTCGAGAACCGACTCTACAACGGCATCAATCCAAACGCCCGCAAGTACGATTTTTCAGTTCTCGAAAACGATGAGGAGTATCAAGCCCAACTCGAGAAAGAACTCTTCACGTTTGCCGCAGTTAACTCCTACGATCCTCTCGGCTCGGACTACAACTCGGCAGATCCATTCACATGGAACTACAGCTACGCGATGATGACGGCATACCCGCCGTTAAACGTCACGAAGCCACCGGCGCGTTGGTACAATCTCCTGAAGGCGCATCAAGCAACTGTTGCGGGTGTCATTCCAACTGAGCGACCAAATCTCGAGCCGTGGAAGCTGTTCGGCTATTCCGACGGCAATGTATGGTGGACGGCTCTCACAAGTTCTCAACGTGCTGCCTACACACCGTACCTTCAATTGGATGCCATCGACAGCACATACATCGATGGTGGTTCAGTTCGGGCTGTCAAGACGGACAGTTCTATCACGGTTCACAATGGACTGCAGACGATCGATGGTGTGACACTTGCAACCGGTGATCTCGTTCTCATTCAGAATGATCCAGCACCAGCCAACAACGGCATCTGGGTTGTCAACACCGCAGGTTGGACTCGTGCTTCTGTTCCTCTGACCGAAAAGACGGTCGTCACTGTAACGAGTGGTAACTTCTGGAAGGGTACCACCTGGGTTCTGTCGGCTTCCGTCACTCAGTCGACAGACCCAGTTCTTTTCAAGCAGGCTCGGATGTGGTCGTCTCAGCTCTGGCAGGATATCAAGGCTGCACATCCGTCGCTGCGACTTTCAATCAACGAAGCGACTGATGATCTGCTGCCACCGTACGTCAGCACAACGAATGGTTGGTCCATCAACGCACTCACTACATACATTCCACCTGGCACTGCCAAACCATACAACTTTGGCGAGAGCTCGCCAGTCGAAGCCGTTTGGCGGAAATCTCTCGAGTATGGCTACAGTCAGGCCCGAGCACTCTTCCGCTACGATCCTCTCGCGTTCCTCGGTTTTGCGTGGGGGTTCAACTGGGTTTCGGTTGACGGTATTCTTTACGACGGCATGGATATGCAGATGCCGGGCCATCAACGGTTCCGTCTCCATGGTGAGCCGTTAGATCTCATCACTCGCTCACCAATGGTCGTGACAGGTTCTGGTGATCCGATCATCGTCACATACACCGCATACGACACTGGCCGACTGCAGAATTTCACGGTCACGCAGAATGGCGCTGTCATCGGCTACGCCCGCAATACTCTCGGTGCCAATCTTGGTGGCTACTCCTTCACGATTCAGGATGAAGGTCGCCCATTCCGAGTGGGCGACCGCTTCGAAATCTCAGCAGCCGGCAATGCAACATTCGTGCCGACGGCAACACACAAGATTCTTGGCTTTGGCCAGATTTTCACGAATGCGCTTCGCGAAACATCGATCGACACGCAGTCGAGCTACGCAATCTCTGCATTCCGCGAATGGGATGTCAACATGGGCTACCGTGCCGGTGGTCTTGTTGCAACGGATGACCTTGTCATTTACACTGACGCCGAGACACTCTCGACAGCTGCC